CTGCACGCGGCTCGCCGTGAAGTCCGCGCTCCCGTAGGCCGCGCCCTCGGCCACGAGTGCAGCCGTGAGGCGGTTGCTGATGATCGGGATGTCCATGTCGGTGCCGCGCACCTCGACGGACGCCAGCTGGCGGATCACCGACTCCTGGTCGAGTGCCTTGACGAACGTCGTGTCGAGGACGGGCTCGGTGCCGGCGGTGCTCAGGTTGGCCGTGCCGGAGGCGATGTTGATGCCCATCACGCGCTCCGACCGCCAGCCGCTGCGGAACCACTCGCGCTGGCTGTCGATCTTGCGGGTGGTCGCGGCGCGGGTGGACGTGGCGGCCTTGAGCGACGGCGGAGCGGTGAGCTTGGCCTCCAGCGCGGCGCGCTCGGAAGCGATGGCCTCCTCGACCTCGTTGATCTGCTCGAGAATCTCAAGCTGCCGCTCGTCGGTGGCGTTCTGGTACTCGGCGCGCAGCTCTGCGGCCTTGGCCCGGTTTTCCTTCAGTCCCATTGGTTTCTCCTTGCGGACCTCGGCGAATGTGCCGGGATATGCCGCGTTCTCCACGAGGCTCACCTCGTGGAGTCTTGCCTTCGTGACCGTCCGGGACGTTGCGCCGTCCCACGCGTCGGCTTCGACCGTGAAGCCAATGCTCATCTCGCTCACCACGCCGCGCTTCACAAGGTCGCGAATCTCGGCCGCGCGCGGGCTGTCGCCCAGGTCGGCCTCGAACGCGATTCCCTTGGAGTCCTCGGAGATGGAAAGCGTGCCGCTTCGCGTGTTCGCGAGCGGCGACTTGGAATCATGCATCCACCACAGCGACACGTTCGCCTCAGGCTTGAGCGCGCCGCGCTGGATGCGCTCGCGGAACACCTTGCCGCGCTCGGAGATCGGCAGCGACCACGAGTCGAACAGGGCCGCGTAGCCCTTGACCTTGCCGTCCTCGGACGGCGACAGCTGTGCGCGGATTTCACGGCGCATTGGTGTCTCCCTGCGGGTCGTGTGCCATGTCGGGCGACACGCCAGAGATGACCGGGCGCGGCGTGTCGAGGCCTGGAACGGGCGGGAACCCGAGCCGCCGGCGCACGTCGTTCGGTGCCAGGCACCCGACCTGCGTCATCTGCGCGTAGGCGCGGCCAGCCGTGCGGAAATCGCCCTGCGTGATCGGGCTGAAGTCGATGCGGACGCGCACGCCTGGCGCGGCGAGCTTGCTCGTGACCTCTGCCATCCACGATTCGGCCCAGCCGGCCAGCGCGTTGGCGTACATCTGCGCGATCTCGGGCTGCGTCCTGGCATCGCTCTGGTCGAGCATGGCGGCCGGCACGCCAAAGAGCGCGGCGACCTCGCGCACTCCAGCGGCGCGAGCCGACAGCAGGTCGGCAGTCATTGACTGCGCCACCTGTTCGATCTTCATGCCCTCGCCGACGAAGATCGGGACCGCCGCGCCCGTCGGCGTCATGTGCCGATTGGTGAACGCGGTGCGGATTGCGTCGAGCGTCTCGGGCTTGACCGCGCCCGGGTGGGAAAAACTGAGCTTCCCAAGGTTGCCGGTCTTGGCGTTCGCGTTGAACGCGCTCTCGAGGTACGCCAGCGCGTTGAGCGTGGTGCTCGAGGTCGCGAGCGGCGAGCTTCCCCAGTACGGGTTGCCAGGCGTCGGCAACGCCTTCCAGTGCACGGCGTAGCTGTAGTCGAACGGGACGCCCTTGTACGACCAGACCACGGTGCCATCGGTCTGCTGCTCCATCGACACGTCGTTCGTGGAGATTGGCCGCAGCGCGACGGGCTGGCCGGCCGTGTCGGTGATCACCACCGCAAAGGCGTTTCCGGTGGTCAGGCATTCAGCGACCATCCAGCGGCGCAGGTCCGCGCCCGTGAGCACGTCGCCCCATGCCTGGCCTTCCAGCAGCTCGAGCACGGTGGGTTCGGTGACCGGGTTTCCCTGCTTGTCGGTCGCGATCACCGGGCACCGCGCGATGTCGGACGCGATGGTGTTGATGCATCTTTGGACGGCTGGCAGCTCCACCACGTCGGTGGAAGTCCAGTTCGTCGGCGTTTCCCAGCTGATGCTGGGCGTAGACCGCTTGAAGATGGATGAC